AGCACGAACGACAGGATGGGCTTGGGGAGCGGCTCTTCAACATCCTCGCGCCGGTCGATGGGCATTCTCGACGAAACCGCGACGGCATCGAGCGCGTGCGAGATCAACACGACGATCCAGTACGACCAGGTGCTTTGCTTCCCGAGCACCGGCGGGGCGTTGCAGTCCGCCTACGACATCAACGCGATGAACTCGGACGGATTCCAGATCATCGTGGATACCGCCGGAGGTCCGGCGAGTGAGTATCAAGCATATCTCGCGTTTGGAAACGGCATACCTAAGTTCGATGACAGCCGCTCCGCACAGGCGGACGGATTGCTGAGCGACGGCAGTGAGACGCACGGTTGGAATGCTGATGTGGTGGCCGCGCTGCAAGCGGACCTCAGCGTCATCGTGAGGACCTCCGACACCGTTCGCACGATCACGCTGCCGGCAGTCGCCGCCTACAACATCACGGCGCCGGAGACCATCGAGGACACGATTCCTGGGACGGCGCTCGCGGGTGGAAGCCCGATCGTCGCGACGCCGACCTTTACGGTGGACGTTGCCGCAGCGGAACCCAGGCGCGTGCCAGTTCGTAATGTTTCGCAGGCCGTGAACCGAGCTTCAACCTACTGATATGGCGCGCCTCGGAAGATCACAGTCGTTTCCCCCGATCATCTTCAACGGGGCGGCGGATGACGTTGCGGGTCAGACCATCGCTGTCGGCCAGGCCGTAGAAACCGACTTCGCTCAGGCGATAACCTGGGCTCCCAAGCACCGGCTGGTCGCACAGGTCGTCGAAACCGATCTTGCGCAGGCGCTCAGCGCGCGCAAGACACTCGCGGTTGCGCAGGTCGAGGAGAGTGACGCCGCGCAGGCGCTGACTTCACGCAAGACGCAGGCGATCGTACAAGCCGACGAAACCGATTTGGCGCAGAGCGTGACTTGGGCACCGAAAGCCAGGCTGATCTCGCAGGCCGAGGAAACGGATCTCGCGCAGGCCGTTACAAGCCGCAAGACTGCAACCGTAGCGCAGGCACTCGAAACCGATCTCTCGCAAGGCATAACCTCCCGCAAGGCCGCTGCTGTCGCGCAGGCGGCGGAAGCCGATCTCGCCCAGGGATTGACCGCGCGCAAGTCGACGACCCTCGGGCAGCCGGTTGAGACGGACCTTGCTCAAGGGATCACGAGCCGAAAACTGAAGGCGATCGCCCAAGTCGAGGAGACCGACCTCGCTCAGGTGGTCACGCAGTCCGGCGCGATGACCGTCGCTGTTGAGCAGGCGCTCGAAACCGATACCGCGCAGGCGGTCGCGTGGGCACCGAAGATTCGCGTAGTTGGGCAGGCGGGCGAAACGGATCTCGCGCAGCCGGTGGCGCGGCTCAAGACTGCGAGCATCAACCTCGCGCTCGAGATCGATATCAGCCAGCCGATCACGCGCAGCAAGACCAAGGGCCTGGGACTCGTCACCGAACTGGATTCGGCGCAGGCGATCAGTTCGATTTTCCGCAAGCTCATCCTGCAGGCGGGCGAGACTGACCTCGCTCAAAGCCTGGGACACGCCAAGGTCAGGATGCTTGGCACGGCTTTGGAGATTGATGTTGCTCTAGCGATCACGCTGGAAGGTATCTTCGAGTTTTCGTCGGCATCGCGCACCTATCTCGTCGTTGCAGAGGGGCGCGTATATCTGGTCGACGCAGAGAATCGCGTACACACCGTGGCGGCAGAGAACAGAGCGTACGCGGTCCCGGCGCAAGACCGTTCACTGGAAATCTGAGGATGACAACCGAAACCTACACCATCAGCGCGTCGGGCAAGGCCAGCATCGTCAAGGACTCCGCCGCGGTGCTCGATTACCCGTTCGACTGGACAGATTGGCTCGACCTGGTGAGTGACAACGTCGCGCCGCCTCCGGACGAGCCCACCTTTGTGGTGACAGGGGGCCTAGTACTCGACTCGCTTCTCAAGAACGGTACGCGCGGAACAGGTAAGAAGTACAAGACGGATGCCGCTGGGTATGCGGTAGGGGCCACCAACATCAATGTGGCTGGTGGAGTGGGCACAATCTTGTCCGGGGACTTCGTGAAGTTCTCGGGCGACGATCAGCTCTACGCGGTGACGAGCTTTGGCGCGGGCGTTTTGGTGCTGTCAGGCGCCGGGCTGGTGCAGGCGATCCCCGCAATCGCCACTGTTGTGAGTGTGCGCGCGGTGGTGGTTCCGCTTCTCTCCGGAGGTACCTCGGGGAATACGGCGGAGTGCACGTGCCACATCATCACCGAGGGTGGTCGCGAGGACGAGCGCACCATCTTCCTGAAGATCAAGGAGCGCTGATCGTGGCCCTCATCGTTGAAGATGGAACAGCGAAGCCGGACGCCGACAGCTATATCAGCGTCGCCGATGCTGCCGCATACCACGTATCGCGCGGCAACGAGAGCGCCTGGGACGCGATTGACGATCCCGATGCTGCGCTCAGGAAGGCGACAGACTACATGGTGCAGACCTACCGCGCGAGGTGGAAAGGCTACCGCAAGGACGGCGCGCAGGCGCTGGACTTCCCGAGGACATGGCTATATCTCGAGCCGTTCACGCATGGAATCGTCGGGACGTATCCCTTTCTCGTTCCCGACAACATCGTGCCCGAAGAGGTGAAGCGGGCCTGCGCCGAGTACGCGCTGGTCGCTGCATCCGCGCCGCTTGCGCCGAATCTGGAGCGCGGAATCGTGCGGGAAAAGGTCGGGCCGCTGGAAACCGAGTTCGACCGGACCTCGCCAGAATACACGCGCTACAGGGCGATGGACATGATGCTCGCGCCCTATCTGATGGGCGGCGGGGCGAACGTGCAACTGGTGCGATCGTGAGCGCCGTCGTGGACCTTTCAGCAGCAAGGGCCGCGCGCGAGCCGCACAGTTCAGGGAAAGCACGCTGCTTGGCCTGCAAGCACGAATGGATAACTGTAGCGCCGACTGGAACGACCTGGATGGAGTGCCCGTCCTGCTCGCTTCAGCGCGGGCGGTTCATCTACAAGCACCAACGTGACGATCCGCATTGGCACTGCCACTGTGGGAACGATCTTTTCTACGTGGTGAGGGCCGGATATTACTGCCCGAACTGCGGAGAATCGCAGAGAGGTTTCTGAGCACCAATGAGATACGAACAGACCGCCGCGCGCGTTTCCGCAACCCTCGCAAAAAAGGGCGGGGACGTGATCCTGCGCCAGATCGCGGAGGGCACCTACGACACCGACCAGGGCGCGGTAACGGCTCCTGCGCCCACTGACAGCACGCTGAAGGGCGTCCTATTCGACTTCGCGTCTGGGCTTACCACCGCGCGCGGGACGCTCATCCAGGCGGGCGACAAGGAGCTTTACCTCGAAGCGAAGGCCGGGATCGTGCCAAACCCGAGGCATCTGGTCGTCGTCGGCGCGGACACCTACAAGGTCGTGAGCGTGGGCGAGATCAATCCGTCAGGGGTCGCAATTTTGTACACCATCCATCTTAGGAAATAACGGTTTAACGGACGATACTGAAGCGGACATGAGCGCAGGAATCTATGTCATTCGCAACACGGTCAATGGGAAGGTGTACGTGGGCAGCGCAGTTAATCTACGGAGCAGATTCAATCTTCATCGTGAGCGCCTGCGCAAAGGCACTCACCACTCAATGAAGCTGCAAAGCGCGTGGAACAAATACGGTGATAGCGCTTTCGCGTTCGAAGTGCTGGAGGTTGTCGAGGACCGCGCCTTATTGCTCGCCGCAGAGCAGCGCTGGATAGACGTTTACGTCTCGCACGGCCCGAACGGATACAACATTCTTCCGCGAGCTGGTTCTAGGCTCGGGACAAGAGCATCGCCAGAGCATCGCGCGAAAATCGGTGCGGCATCGAAGGGGCATACGTTGTCCGCTGAGGCGCGCGCGCGAATCAGCGCTGCAATGTCGACAAGAATAATTTCTCAGCAAACACGCGACAGGATAGGAGCAGCGCAAAAGGGAAGAAAGCAATCCCCTGAGTGGATCGCGAAGCGCGCAGCGACGGCTATCGGAAAGAAGAGATCGACGGGAACGATTGCGAAGCTAGTCGCAGCGAATCTAGGGCGGAAACACACCGCGGAGGCGCGAGCAAATATGTCAGCCGCTCATCTTGGGCAGCGTTCGTGGAATAAGGGGAAACGCTGTTCCGAAGAGACGCGTATGAAAATGTCGCTCGCCAAGATAGGACGCCCGTCTCCTCATAGAGGGAAAAGGATGTCCGAAGAATCGCGAGCGAAGATGTCGGTCGCTGCTATAGGAAAGGTAATTTCGCCTGAAGCACGCGCAAAGATTTCTGCTGCGCTAATCGGTCGTCGAAAAACTGACGAAACAAAGATGAGGATGTCGGCCGCAGCCATGCGCCGCTGGGCGGCCTGATGGCTACAGGCGACCCGAAACAGTTCGCTCTTGATATCAGCGCCTTCGTCAAAAGAGCGAAATCGAACATGAATCAGGTCGTTCGAAAAATCGTCCTGGATGTCGGCACGCGGATCGTCATGCGCTCGCCAGTGGGCGATGCATCGCACTGGCAGTCGCCGCCGCCGAAGGGGTACGTTGGCGGCCGTTTTCGTTCGAACTGGCTCTATGGCGAGGGCGTGATGCCGCAGGGCACGCTCCTATCGATCGATCCGAAGGGGAACGCGACCGTTGCGAGACTCGTGGCAGGCGTGAAACCGGACGCAGCAGGAAAAGTCCACTGGTTAGTAAATTCACTCCCGTATGCGCAGCGCCTGGAATACGGCTGGTCGAAGCGTCAGGCGCCCGCAGGAATGGTTGGCGTCACGGTCGTCGAATACCAGAGCATCGTGCGCAACGCGGCACAGGAGGTCCACAAATGAGCGAACTGGCACATGGCAACGGTGAAGCAGCGCTGGAATTGCTCGAAGCGCTTGGGTTTAAGCCAGATGATCACATCACCAGTATCACGTTACGGCTGCGCGCCGGTGAATTGGTAAAGGTCTTCGTCGAGCACGAAGTGCACGAGCCCGATCTCAGTGAGGTAGCTAAGGTGGTGAAGCGCTACACGTTGGTGCCCAAATGAGCTTGGATGCCGTGAAAGCCGCGCTCGAGGGCCAGCTCGAGACGATCCTACCCGTGATCGACACCGTGCACGAAAACGAGGACTACACGCCCACGGTGGGCACGCCGTACCAGGAGGTCTATGTGCTGCCCGCAGAGCCCGACAACAACGTTTTGAGCGGCAACTACCAGGAGCGGGGCATTTTCCAGGTGACGCTCAAGTATCCCCCGGGCGCGGGGGCGGCCGCCGCCATTGCCCGGGCAATCCTGATCCGCGACGCTTTCCCCCGCGGGCTATCGCTCGTGAAGAGCGGCATCACCACGACCATCGAGCGCACGCCAGAAATCGCGCCCGGTGGGAACACTGAAGATCGATATTTGCTTCCGGTGCGCATCCGGTTCTATGCGAACGTTTCTAGCTGAATTTAACGAAGGAGAACCACCATGCCGAACGCACAGAGCATCAACAAAACCGTAACGATCAAGAAGCAGGTAGGGCTCGGAACACCCGCATCGGGCTCCGGCGGAACGGTGCTCACGCGCGCCTCGTCGGTTTTCTCCGCGCCGCGCGACACGAGCGAATCGAACGTCATCACGACGCATCAGCAGCATACGGGCGTGACGCCGGGCCAGAAGAAGCCCGCTGGCAAGGTCGATTCGAACCTCTCGACGCAGACCTATGAGCTCCTCTTCGCGGGGATGCTGCGCAAGGACTTCGCGGCGACCGCACCCTACGCGGCCGGGTCGGATGTGACGGCTGCAGCCGCCTCTCCGCACTTCCTAGACGCCTCGGGTGGGTTCCTGACCGCTGGCCTGAAGATCGGTGACGTCATCCGGTGGACCGGGTGGACGGCAGGCGGTGCTGGAAACAACGCGAAGAACTTCGTGATCCTCGCGCTGACCGCGACCGACATGACCGGGGCGTTCCTGGACGGCAGCGCCGTTGCTGCCAAGGCCTCGGGGGATTCGGTCACGGCGACCGTGCAAGGAAAGAAGACCCTCGCCCCGCTCACCGCGCACACGAACGACTACTTCAGCGTCGAGGAGTGGCATTCGGTGCTAGCGCGCTCGGAGCTCTACACCGATGCGAAGGTCGCGAGCATCAACGTGGGCGTGCCCGCGCAGGGAAATATTACCTTCAGCGCCGACATGATTGCGCTCGCGCGCGTGCGCGCCGGTGCGCGCGTCCTCACCACGCCCACAGAGCCGACGTTCCGCGAGATGGGGGCGGTGAATGCCAAGCTCTACATCGCAGCCGCGAGCGTGCTCAATGCGACAGGGGTCCAGTTCACGATGTCCGATAGCGCCGCGCATGGCGCGCCGACGATCGGATCGGGGAGCGCTGGCGACATACCGCGCAACATCATCAAGGCGTCCGGGCAGTTCACCGGAAAGTTCGATTCGATCACCTTCCAGGACTTCTACGATGCCGATACGCCGCTCACCTTGATCTGCGTGATCGCCGAGGACAGCACCGCGACGAGCGCTTTCATGGCGTTCGTGCTGGGGAAACTCAAGCTCACGAACGATGCGCCCGACGATGGCCTTGAGATCGTGCGGACGTATCCGTTTGTCGCGGAGTGGAATGACGCGGGGGGCGCGGCGCTCGCCCTCGATCAGACGATCTCGACAGTTCAGGATTCGCAGCTTTAGGATTTTTCAACCCTCTCCCGGCGCGGCTTTTGCGGAGCGCGCGTCCTCCCGCGCCGATTCGCGGAGGCCGATGCCCGGGGGACCAACTAGGAGGACAAGACGTGGATATATCCAAGCTAGACGTAGTTAAGCAGGCAAACGAAGGGTTCGAGTTGCAGCTCCAGGATCCCGAGACCAACGCGAATCTGGGAATCTTCATCACCGTGCTCGGACACGACAGCGAGGAATACACCAAGCTGCAGGGCAGGCAGAACAAACGTCGCACGGCGAGGATGTTCAACGCCGGCAGGTTCAAGCCGGGGGCGATTTCAGACGAGGAGATTAAGCAGGACACCATCGAGCTGCTCGCCGCCTGCACCAAAGCCTGGCGCGACGAGGGCGAAAAGCTCTCCGCTGCTATCAAGGTCGGAGGCGCCGAGATGGAATGCACGCACGAGAACGTCGTCCAAGTCTATACCGCCTATCCGTGGATCAAGGAGCAGGTGGATGCGGCCGTAGGGGACCGAGCAAATTTTATCAAGAGATGAAGGAGGCGCTGCTCCAGTTCGCTGAGCACGAGATTTCGTTGAGCGCCCGGCAATCCGACGGCGCAACGTTGCGCGAGCACCTGGAGAGTCTCGCGAATCAGACGGGCGAGATGCCGCAGGAACTTGAGGCGGTCGATTGCCCTGAGCCAATCCGGTATCTGTGGGGGTATTTCACGAGCATGAGCAAGCGACGCACTTGGAACGGGGGCATGGCGAATCCGATCAGCAACCAGGAGATGCAGGCCTGGGCGCAACCACGTGGCATCGCGCTTTCCGCTTTCGATGTTGAGGCGCTCGACGATCTAGAAACCATGTACATCGAGCATCAATCTAAGGCGGCGGCTGGGAAGTAATGGACATCGCAACGCTCGCGCTGAGAGTCGATTCGCTGGAGGCGAAGCAGGCCGCCAAGGAGCTGGACACTCTTTCAAAATCGGGCGAGAAGGCCGGAGTGGTTGCAGACCTGATGCAAAAGCAATTCAGCAAGCTCATGGCAATCCTAGGGCCGAGTGCTCTTGCGGCGGCGTTTCTGATCAACATCAAGCACGCGATCGCCCTGCAGGAGCAATACGTGCGCCTCTCGGAGGTGGCCGGGACCACCGCGTCAATGATGTCCTCAATGGAGCTTCCGGCGCGGCTCTCGGGCACGTCGCTCGATTCCGTCGCCACTTCGATTGCGAGATTGTCGAAGGCGATCGGGGAGGCACGATTGGATAAGAGCGGTGAATCTGCCCGGCTCTTCAAGGCGCTCGGGATCGACCCCGAGGATGGTCGCGACGCTGCGGCGGTGTTCGTCGATGTGTCCAAGGCCCTGGTGGGCATGAAGGATCAGAACGTGGCGGCTGCGGCGTCCCTTCCGCTGCTGAGTCGCGGCTTTTCTGAGATGCGCCCGTTCATGAAGGAGATCGTCGAGCAGGGCGAGTTGAACGCGCGCGTGACGGACGAGCAAGCGGCAGCGTCTAAAAAACTGCTCGATGACCTGGTCAAGATCAAATTCCAGTTCGATGAGAACACATTTTCCCTCGTCGAGGGGTTGATCCCCGCTCTGCAAGATATCACCGACGCGATCACCGAAACGACCTCGGAGGGTCGCGAACTGAACGAGGTCGGGGAAGTCATGGGCACGATGCTAAAGGGCGTCGCCTCGCTCGGGTTCGCAACTGCTGACATCTTCTTCGGCCTGGGGCACCAGATCGGCGGGCTCGCGGCAGCGATTGCCGCTGTGTCGAGAGGTGAATTCGAGATCGCCTTCGACCTCATCAATGAGGTGGATAGGGAAGTCGAAAAGCACACCGTCGATACCAACGAGCGCATCCGCAAGATTTGGGAGGGCACGGCGAAGGCCGCGCGCGATGCAGCGATGGGCGGCGGTGGCGCTGGGGCGGGTGGCGCGGGATCGGGATCCGAGGCGAAAGTGAAACAGCTTATGGAGGATAAGCGGCTGCTCGAGATGCGCGTCAACCTCATCAAGGGATTCGGCGAGCGGTATGCAGATGAGATCAAGCTTGCGAACACGCTCGCCGAAGAGGCATTTAAACAGGGCGGCATCGACAACCAGCGCACGCAGGAAGAACTGATCCGGGAGCGCGCAGACAGGAATCAAGCGCTGCTACACGTGCTCGCATCAGGTTTCGAACAACAGCGCGCGCTCTTCGCGAATCAGGGACAGATTGGCAAGGCAACTGAGATGGCGGAGGCTGCTGCAAAGGCCAACGCCTCAATCGTCGCCAACGAGGCGATAACGCAGGCGCAGATCCAGTCGCTGCGTACCGTCACGTTCCTGAAGCAGCAGGAGGAATACAACGCCTGGCTGGCCGGTCTTGAGCAGCAAGGCGCAGCGATCGCGGCGTCCCTCGGAACCGAGAGAGAGATCGAAGACCGCGCCTACGCTGAGAAGTTGAAGGCGCTCGAAGCCTACCTCGCCGCCAACAAGGATCAGATCATCAACGCCAACGTGCTGCGTGAGCGCCTGGAATTTGAGCATCAAGCGAAGCTCGGCAATCTCTTCGCGCAAGGCGCTTTAGAGCGGCTGAAGTTCGACGCGATGACCTGGGACATGCAGGCGAAGACCGTGGCCGGCGCCGTGGCAGGGATTACCCAGAGCGTCACCGGGCAGAGCAAGCGCATGTTCGAGCTGAACAAGCTCGCCGCGATTGCGGACATCATCGTGTCCACCTCGCAAGGCGTCATGAAGGCGTGGGGACAGGGCGGATGGTTCGGCTACGGCATGGCCGCGCTGATCGGGGCCGCAGGCGCGATGAATCTTGCGAGGGTGCGCTCTACGCAATTTGGCGGCGCCGGTGGGTTAGCGCCATCTATATCGGCTTCAGCCCCGCCAGGGACTACCCCG